AAATTAACCACAGGCATTCCTGATGGTCAAACTGGTAATTGGGAAGATCTTGGAGGTCCTACCCCAGAAAATTATAAGTCAGACGACGACTCAGCAAAACTCAAAGAACCTTCCGCAACTCTTTCTTCAGTAAAGAACGTTGTAAATAAAGGTGCTAAAGCTGCAGAACCAATGCAAAAACTTCCATCTGGAGCAGTTAAAGAAGAAACTGAAGAAGAGGAAGAAGTTGTTGAGGTAGAAGAAGATGAAGCAACTACTGAAGAGGATGTTGCTGAAGAAGAAACTGTAGAGGAAGAAGTTTCTGAGGAAGAAGGTTTTGATATCGAAGAAGATGTCCAAGCCCTTCTTGCTGGTGAAGAACTTTCTGAGGAATTCCAAGAGAAAGCACGTACCATTTTTGAAACCGCTATCAAAACAAAAGTTGCTGAAATTAAAGAGCAAATTCAAACTCAGTATGAAGAGCAACTCATCGAACAAGTTTCGGAAATTAAAGAAGAATTAGTAGATCGTGTTGATGCGTATCTTGAGTATGTCGCTGACGAGTGGATGCATGAAAATGCACTCGCAGTTGAGCACGGTCTTAAAACTGAAATGACCGAATCATTCCTTCAAGGAATGAGAGGTCTTTTTGAAGAACATTATGTAACAATCCCTGAAGATAAATACGATGTACTTAATAGTATGGTAGAAAAACTTGATGAGATGGAAGATAAACTCAACGAGCAAATCGAAAAGAATATTGCTCTCAACAGAAGATTAGCAGAGTCAGTTGCTGATGTAATCTTTGCAGAAGTCTCTGAGGGACTTGCAGTTTCTCAGAAAGACAAACTCGCTTCTCTTGCCGAAAATGTTGAGTTTGATAGTGAAGAGACATATCGTGAGAAACTAGTAACTTTGAGAAACTCATATTTCTCAAAAACTGCAACTAGTGCTCAAAGAGAAGTATCTGAAGAAATTGAAACTGTAGAGGATTCTACAGCAAGTATTTCTCCTTTAATGGAGTCATATCTCTCAGTTCTCAGTAGAGCTTCTAAAAAGTGATTTTTAAATCATATTTCAAACTAAACTTTCAAAAGAGGTAACTCAAATGCAAATGTTCAATGCCGAGCATCTGCAGGAGAAGTGGGCACCAATCCTCGATTACGAGGGCATGGATCCGATTAGAGATTCACATCGTAGAGCGGTAACTGCTATCCTGCTAGAAAATCAAGAAAAAGAAATGCGCGAAGAGCGTGCATTCCTTTACGAAGCACCAACAAATTCGACTGGTTCCTCCGGTTCAGTAGCTGGATTTTCCGGCGGTGCAAGTTCACCAGTTGCTGGTTTTGACCCAGTTCTGATTTCATTAATCAGACGTTCAATGCCTAACTTGGTCGCATATGACCTCGCTGGTGTTCAACCAATGAATGGTCCTACTGGACTTATTTTTGCAATGCGTTCGCGCTATGCAAATCAGACTGGAACTGAAGCATTCTTCAATGAACCAGATTCTGCATTCTCTGGAAGAGGAACAACAGCTAACGATGCTGCTCTTGGAAGCGGTTACGTAGCTAACTCTGACGGTGGTTCAGTTGGTTTTGGTACTACTGCAGCTCAAGCTGGAAGTAACCCAGGTTTACTTAGCCCTGATTCGGCTGATGCTCAGAAAGCATACACTCTTGGAAGAGGTATGGACACTGAGGATGCAGAATCTCTCGGAGAATCTGCACACTTTAATCAGATGGCTTTCTCAATCGAGAAAGTTACTGTTACTGCTAAGAGCCGCGCTCTGAAAGCAGAATACAGTCTTGAGCTTGCACAAGACTTGCGTGCAATTCATGGACTGAATGCAGAGGCAGAACTCGCTAACATTCTTTCTAGCGAAATTCTTGCTGAAATCAACCGCGAAGTTATTCGTACCATTTACAAGGCTGCTAAGTCTGGTGCTCAGCACAACGTAGCTACCGCTGGTAAGTTTGACCTTGATGTTGATTCAAACGGTCGTTGGTCGGTTGAGAAGTTTAAGGGTCTTATTTTCCAAATCGAGCGTGATGCTAATGCAATCGCAACTGAGACTCGTAGAGGAAAGGGTAACATGATCCTTTGCTCTGCTGATGTTGCTTCTGCACTCACCATGGCAGGTGTTCTCGATTACACCCCAGCTCTCAACGCAAACCTTAATGTTGACGACACTGGCAATACCTTCGCTGGTATTCTCCAAGGTAAGTATCGCGTTTATATTGACCCATATTCGGGTGGTTCGAACGTTGGTGCTTCTGGTGGTCAATACTACGTTGTTGGTTATAAGGGTTCTTCACCTTATGACGCAGGTCTCTTCTATTGCCCATACGTTCCTCTCCAAATGGTTCGTGCCGTTGGTGAGAACACCTTCCAGCCTAAGATTGGCTTCAAGACCCGTTATGGTCTTGTTTCCAACCCATTTGCTGAAGGAACCGATGACACTGCTCTCGGACGTATCACTGCTAATAGCAACCGCTATTACAGAAGAGTACAGGTTCAAAACCTCATGTGATTTATTTCACAAGATCATAACAAGAGGGGCATACGCCCCTCTTTTTTTATTATTTAATCTAAATAAGTTATAAACGACAAGATAAAAAATGAAGCCTACACCAAAAGAATCAAAAATAATTCATGAGCATTATGAAAAAGTTGTCAATCATCTCATTGAGGAAGGATACACTGAAGATAAATCTGGAGCAGATAATATCATCAATGGAATGAGTGAGCAATGGTATAATTTAATTATTAATGAACTGTCATAATGTCTACAAATAATTTTTTTGATAACGAAATTCAAAACAGAAATTATCTGTCTCCTGTTGGATTTAAATTATCTTTAGCATCAAAAGAAAAAGTTGACTTTTTTTCAAATATTGTAAGACTTCCCGGAATCAATCTTGGAACCGCATCCCAATCAACTAAATTGAGAATAATTGATATTCCAGGAACAGAACTCGTATATGATGATTTTGTAATGGATTTTTTGGTTGATGAAGACCTTAAAAATTATATGGTAATTCACAATTGGTTAACTGGATTAGGATTTCCACAATCCATGGAACAATTCAAAAATCTGACAGAAGATGAAGATTCAAAGGAAGATGAAAAATTGCAGTTTTGTGATGGGACATTACACATATTAAATAGTAATTATAGGGATATTGCAAAAGTTAAGTTCAATGATTTATTTCCGGTTTCTTTAACACCATTAGAATTTAATGCAACATCTAATGATATCAATTACTTTACAGCTCAGGTATCTTTCAAGTATACTGTCTATAATATCTTAGATAACTACAATAATCCCCTATGAATCTTGACGAAATTCAGGAAATGTGGCAAAGAGATTCTGTCATAGATCCTGATAATTTACACGATGAATCTTTAAAAATTCCACAACTTCATGCAAAGTATTATACTCTTTATAATACCATTAATTTGTTGCGCGAAAAGTCTAGAGAAACTTATAATAAAGTTAAACTAGAAAGATACAATTACTATACAGGAAAGGCGGAACCAGAGGTTTATATTGAAGAGCCTTTCCCATATAAAGTTAGAGATAAAGACGCCATACAGAGGCATATGGATGCCGATGAGCGATTAAATAAAATAGACCTAAAAATTAGGTACTATGATATTATGCTTAAGTTTTTAGAAGAGATTATTAAAACGGTTTCCAATAGAACGTTTCAAATTAAGAACGCTATTGAATGGCACCGTTTCCAATCAGGATTTAACTAAAAGTCATTCTTCTGTTTCCTCTTCACCTTCATCATCAGAATCTTCTTCAGGTTCTGGAAGTGTTACACCAGTTTGTGCAAGATATTCAATTGCACCTTGGACTTTCCAAAATAATTCTCTTTTTGTTCCAGCAGCATTTTGGAGTTGTTCCATTTCACTTTGAAGTGATTTTCTTTGCTCTAAAAGACTTGTAAGATGTTGTTGTTGTTCAGTCATTACTAATTTCAATTATTTGTAATTTCGTTTTATTTATATATTCTAAATACCCATAGGTGATACTTATGGGT